ACGGAACGCCACGAATCGCCTGCTTCACTTCCTCCATGCTCGACTCTTCCAGTGAGTTCATAAACTCACGGGCGCACAGAATCACCCCACTCTCACCGTTCATCATTGCCTGATACGCTTTAACAGCGGTCATCATGGCGAACGTGCGGGTCTTGGCGCTGCCGCGTCCACCGTGTGAGCAGCGATAGCGCATATTTGGCGTGGTGAATACCGGCGCGAGCTTTGCTGGGATCGGAAGTTGAACGGCGTTACTCATGCTTTTGGCTCAACGGGAAGCAGCTGAATGGTCGTCGGCTTAGTTGCCATGCTGCAATCAGACGACTTGTGATCGATTTCCTGACTGACTTTGTCGCCATACTTCTTCGGATTCATTCGGGCAAGAGCCCATTTGCGGGTGTCGATGCGCAGTCGCGCTTTACCTACCGCTGCGGCCTCTTCGGCAACACTATCGGCTATGTCGAACATCTCTTCGAAAATTGCGTCGGCCCGGGTCTCTGTGGCTCTCGCGTATTGGTCGCGAAACTCTTCATGCTGAGCGAGCCAGCGGAATACGGTTGCCTTATTGGGCATCCCTGGTCGTTCACAAACCTTGCGCAGGCTTTCACCATCGGCAAGCAGTGAACAGATGTCAGCAGCCACCTCTGGTAGATAATCAGAAGGGCGGCCAGTTTTAGCTTTGGTCGCCATAATAAAAACCTTAAAATTAAATTTTCATACGGGAGAGCACATCAATGGCTTATACGATAATCAGTGCGGTAGCGATCATGTTTGGATTGTTTGGTTCGCTATTGATGTTTTTTAATAGTCACGTTCTCAAACCTTACCCTGGAGGGGGATTCGGCCCCGACAACTACGAAGAGGTCGTTGAACAAACTACCAAAGAAAATAAACGCATTGTTCTGATGCAAAGGCTAGGAATGCTGTCGCTATTTATTAGCTTTTCGCTTCAGGGATTGGCGCTTTACTTTTCATCCTGATGCATCTGCCACCGGCACATACTCCATCTTGAGCACGTCATCAGGAGCAAGGTATACCCAGCCACCATCTTCGCGAGCAATACCGATGAAGCCGTTAACCACTTCAGGCTGAGAACGGTTCATCAGGCCTTCATGCGTCTCGCCGGATTTGGTGGTAACTGTGATGCGGTAGGTCTCTGGCATGCTAGCTCCAATAAAAAACCGCCCGTAGGCGGCTTTTAAAATTTAAAAATAACACTTTTACCATCTTGACTTAGCATAAGTTTATTTTCCGCTTTAGTATTTGAGACAGCTGAGGGTTCACCAAATTCTTGAAGCCATGAATCTAACTTGAAATCATCGACTATATCATTTATCAGAGATGCTTTCCAAATTACTCCAAGCTGTAATGACTCGGTATGTTTTACAAAGTGCTTAGCATCATTTGAAACCTGCTCAAGATTTAATTCACTATTGAACATGTTCATACTTGCATAGATACCTAGAAAGTGGTAGGCGTTGCCTGCGTACATATTCCCATCTTTATCACCATACCCTCCCTTAGCAACAATCATTGCTGGTGATCCAGACATCCCTGGAAATGCTGAGATATCTAGGACAATTGTTTTTTCACCATTAAAATCATACTCAGGCTCACTTGCAACACTTCCAGTTTTCCATACAGGAAGCATGTTCGCTTGATCATGAAAACCATACGGGTAGCCAATTAGTGTTACACGTGCAGTTGGTCCTTTATAAACATCATCATTCTTGACGCCGCTATTAAGCGCTTCAAAATCACAATCCTTGATATAGTCACCATACAGTGGGATCACGGCTATATCTGCATTTGCTTCTTTTGCATGCTGAAGCCAAGTCGGCTTGCCATTTTTAAAAAGAGGTATTTTAATTGTTCGACTAACCCCTGTTTTTACTCTCAATTTAAATGAAATTGAATCACCTTTAATTGGCTCAGAAGCTCCTGGGCTGTTACCAGTTATAACGTGATAATTTGTAACCAAGAAACAAAGCCTTTCTTTAACCGATTGATAAAAGAACCCTGTACCTTGAGATACTTGTCTATCGTTCAAATTGAGGCTTACCATCGTGGTTACTAACGACAATGGGTCTACATTTCGCATTTCAGTGCCCTCTCCAAAAAGTGGTTAATTATCTTATATCTTTCTGAAGATGATCATCCATATTTTTATCTTTTGCACTGCTCTCTGATGTACTGCTGCAGGCCCGCTATTTGCTTTACGGCGAGCTCGATTCTGCTTCTGAGGGTGAAATAATCCCGTTCAGCGGAGTTGACTCATTGATAGCATCGTGTAGGAGATGATGGGTGAAGCTTTCTTTTGGCTGACTTATATGCCTGACATGCTTCACTCTCACTCATGAAGGAGCCAAGCTCGATGCACTTACCAGAAACCGTTATCCTTGCGCTATACATATCTCGTCTGGGGTCATGCTTAACGCCTTTGCAAATTCGGTTATGTTGGTTTTCTGAAAGGGTCACGGAGCGCAAGTTTTCTGGAGAGTTATTAGCTTGGTTGCCATCTATATGATCAATGCACAAAGGCCAGCACCCGTTGACCAGAAACCAGATCACTCTATGGGTGCAAAGCTTCTGTCTTTTTACGGCAACCCGATAGTAACCATCTTCTGTTTCCGCTCCGGCTTGTTTGCCGAGCATATGACCATTGAATTTTGGTGCTTTCTTCCATCTCAAGCCCGAAGTCATGCTGCTATCTACTTCAAGATGCTCGTTGATGTAGGCCTCAATTTCACTGGTTACTTTCGCCCTTCTCATCAAATACCACCTTTCGGATATAATCTTGAAGACCGAGAATTTGTTTTTCAGAGGTAGTTAATTGCTCTCTGAGACGGAAATAATTTTGTCGAGCGTCTGGAGTGAGTTCGGCGGAGGAAGCATCATCCACGCCGGTGGAGATGGTGGATTGCTTCGTACAGGTCGCGTTGAGCTGCAGCCGGCGCTTGCCAGAAGCAACATCACGCTGAAGCTGATCGATATTTGCCTGAGCACTGGCTAACTCCTTTGTGTATTTCGCATCAAGAGCGGCAACATCACGCTGGCGCACCGTCATATCGTCGATGGTCGCATTGGCCAGTTTTAGATCGCCTGTAGCCTTGTCGCGCTGGGCCTTATAGTCGATGGCATTGCCACGGTAGTACAGAGCAAATCCGCCGGCGGTGAGAATGCCTATCAGCAGGAACAACATTAGAGCGGCAATGGCTTTAGATGTCATTTGGGCCATCCGCCAGGCAGAGTGAGCGCTCCATGTCGCGACGGTTCCGCAATCCTTTCCACTTCATGCCGCCGCCGTAGACCCATCGGCGCATTTCTTCACATGCGCCAGTCTGGTCGCCGGAGTTAAGCCGCTTAAGCAAAGTCGATTTGGAAAAGGCAGAAGTGCCGACGTTGTAGGTGAAGCTGTAGAGAGCTGCGCGCTGGTATTCGTTCAGCTGAACTTTCACCAGGCCGTCGACTGTTTTCTTGACTGGCTGCAGGTCCTGCATGAGCAGGCGATCGCATTCACGGTCGGTATACTTCTTACCCTTGATGATATCGGTGCCAGTGTGGCCATCGCAGACAGTCCACACGCCGGCGACATCTTTATAGGGCTCGTATACCCTACCCTCTACGCCATCTTTACCGCCGAGGAATACCGTGGCGATCGCAATAGCGCCACCGCCCGCAACAGCTATCAGCTTATTGCGAAGGTTGCTGGAAATCGCCATGGGCTAATCCTCATCGATGACAGGCGGCTCGGGCCAGCGCTGAAGCGCCTTAATCTGCGCGAGTGTAGCCTTACGCTTGTAATACCAGTTGATACAGAGCGTAATCAGCGCGACCACAATACCGGCCAGTACGCCAACAGCACTCCATTCATCGGGACTTAGTTTGGTTAGCAAACCATTGGCTATTGTCCCGGCAGATGCGCCGTATGCTGCGCCTGAAGCCAGTTTGCTCATATCAATCGCCATACACACCTCCCATTAGGTCGGTGCCGTCTGTAGTCATAAGAAATGCGCATCGCCCCTTCGTTACAAGGGAGTAAGTGAAATATGACGGGCGAGCGCAAAAGGGAAGAAAGACCAGATCTATGGCTGGGCTTTGGAATAGGGTTGCCACCATAGCCGGCATGCAGGTCCTAACAATTGCCTGCGGCTGGGGATGGTGGACTTTTTGCTTCCCCGACGCTAAGCGGTAATTGCTGTCATCGTCATGACCGGGGATTGTCTGGTGCAAACTGGTGGTAACGATCCACCCTCTCAACCTCTTCAGGGATGCGCTAATCCTTCTCAGCTAAGTTTGCTCAATATGGCGGGAAGGCGTGGAATCGAACCACGATAAGCTGGTTAACAGCCAGCCGTAATGACCTTTATACGACCTACCCAAAACAAAAGCCCCATCGGTTAAGAAGGGGCTCCCGGCCTGATATGCGAGATGAATGATTGGACTAGCGATACAAACACATCAGGCAATAATTTATTTACAAAATCACTCTTTTTTTGTCAAGCCTCGCAACGAAAAGCGCACTCCCTTATATCCTATGCCTGCCGGGGAGAATTACCCGCTGGCTCCGGCGTCATGAAGTGCGCTCATCTGTTGTGTTACATGCGGGAAATGTGGTTATCGCCCCACCCGGCGCTTATCTCCGGCACTCGCAATGGCTTAGCTCTTGAAGGGGCAAATCTAATTTACAAACTATTAACGAGCCTTTTTTTGGTATAAATCACAAATTTATAAACTTATTAGCGGCACTGAATTAACCATCCTGAAGCAAGCATGAATGAAATCTACTTTCCTTATCCCTCAGACACCTTTCGTTTAATTGCCGTACAGGGTTGATGAGTACACTACTCATTGTGTCGAAGAACACATTTCATAGATTTATCCTGTAACGTTTCCCGTGCTCTTCGCGCTTAAGGAGCACGGGTTTTTTACGCCCAATCGTGCCCACCCTCTGAAGTGCTCTGTAGCTAAAATACGCCGACCGAGGCGCGGGTAAAAAAGGCCCGCCGAAGCGAGCCTTGTGTATGCTGAAAATTGTGGCAAGTCTGCGGTGCCGGGTGCCTCCCGGTGGGTCAGAAAAGCCACAACCTGACCCGCCAATGACCAAGACATTTCAGTGATGTTGGCTTAGCCCCTCCGCATAGGGGGATTCACCGCATTAGGCTCACCTTACGAGAGGATTTTGTAGTAATAGCCAGAATAGTCTCAAAAATTGGCTGCATTTTAACGGATGTATCAGCCCCTGGAGTTAGTGACTGATGCAATTACGAGACCACAGGATTTGCCACCTGGAAAACAAAAGCCCTCGCAGCTGGTGAGGCCGCAGGGCTTTTTGATTATCACAGAGTGATGGAACTTGCGGTGCCGCCGAGCTTAGAAGTCACTAACGGCATTCTATATGCGCATATTGGCTCATTGGCTCAATACTGTCAATACCAACTATGCGACTTTTCTAATTTTTCCAACCTGTTTGCGTTCGTTAAATGCTTTTAGAAGCGGATCGTGAATGAGAAACAGGCTTGCGTTAAGAATCTCATCCACTTCACGGCGGCAGGTAATCATGGACGGGCGGCGCAAACTTTCTCCACCCCTCCCTGACATTTTGCGCGGACTTGCGACCTTGTGATAG